AGGTTAGCCATTGTAAGTTGTCTTTCAAGATCAGCAATTCTTTCATTTTTAGAATCAATCTTATCCTGACACATCGTATCTAAGATTCTTTGGATACCAGCATTTTGATTGGTTAAGATGTCTCTGATTCCTTCGTTTAACGCTGTTCTGTCGGCGCAATTCTCGGTTGCGATTGTGTACTTGAGGTCTGCAGATGCTAATCTGTTCTCGCAGCAACAATCAGCGAACTGAGACTGAAGTGCGAAATTCTGGTTCATATCTGCCATCTGACGAGCATTGGCAGCAATTTCAGCCTGAGCAAAACCATTAGCAATCGCGCCATTAACGCCTGCAAAACCGTTACATAAAGTAGATGCGGTATCAACAAAACCACTAGTTAAGCTAGATTGAATACCAGATAATCCACTCATTACTGCGTTTTGGTCAAAGCCGCGCTGTACATCGGATACTACATATCCACCAGTACCTCCGCCGTTGTTGCCCCAGCCATTGCCCCAATTGCCGTTAAAAGCAAAGAGGAAGAGGACCAAAAGCCACCAAGCACCATCTCCGCCGAATCCATTACCGAATCCACCGTTTCCTGTTACTGCCGCAACATCGGCAGCACTTAAACCTTCAGTTGTTAAAGACATATGTTTGTCTACCTCCTATATATAATATTGTAAGATAGATAAACACAAGACATTTATTTTATTTAATTAATTGACGTAACTGATTTGCCGTTTGAGCTAATTGATTAAATTGTTCTTGGCTCATTCGACCAGAATTGAGCAATTCTTTTACCTGTTGTTCAGGATTACCTGCAAAGGTAGAACGAAAGTTGTTAAATTGCTGTAAAAAATTTCCCATTTGATTCATTGGGGTAGATTGCTGCGGATGAAAATCGTTAAATAATGAATTCATTCTTCTTTTCCTCCTTTGTATCTGACTTCTTTCGTAATTCTGCTAAAGCCTTTTCAAGCTCTTCGTGCGTGACATACGTATTCTGCGGCGAGGCCGTAGATTCTTTGGTATCGACTCCAACTTCTTTGTATTCAAATGTCCGTAGCGGCAAGGGCATACCAGAACTATCGGAAGATTTGATATAGAAGATATTGGTTTCGCTGTCCATTAGAAGAGCCTTCTGACCTGCAGGTACGGGAACTGAGCGGGCGCCAGCTTCCCCTTGTACCCAATTAATTGCGCCTAACGTATTCTGCGCCGGAGCGGTAGTCGTCCATGTCTGTGCAGGGGTGGCACCGGCGCCGTATCCATATTGTGTGTTCGCATATGTTTGCGGAAATAAAGTATTATAGCCTGCCATTTTCTAACTCCTTTTAAAATAATATATTGGTATCTCATTACCAGAATCCCATGAGTCGAAATAATATCCATTTTTGACACATACGACATGTTCACCTGTTCCTAGGATGTATATACCTCTTGGATGTTCATAGCAAAAGTCTCTGACTGTGTAACAATCGGGACAGGTATCTGGTATTTGATACTTTCTGAATCCTTTTGTTTTTAAATATTCTCCCCATACTCGATTGGCAGATGGCATATCGTACATCATAAAGCCTTGGGTTACTATATCGAGATAAGTTTTTTCCCAAGTTTTATTTAATGCACAAGATATGGCGCGGATTACGCAATCGCCAACAGATAATTTTAATGGGTTAGGGTTGTAATAGACATAGAACATTTCATTCCTCCTTAGTAGGGTTTGAGCCTAGAATAGTTAGTTATTTATGTTTACTCTAGGCTCAAAAATGTCTTGTGCCTATCGGTTAACTGTTTGAGTAAAAGAGTTGAACTATTAAAAAAAATAGTTGAACTTACTTTACTCATTCTTAAAGTAGGATTTGAGTAAAATAGTTCAACTATTTTGAGTCAAAAGTTGAATTTTTTTTGATTAATAATTGTTTTTGACCGTCTTCAAAAACAAATGAATACTATCCTTTATATCTAACAACATATCCAGAACTATATGTCTGATATTTCTTATACTTACTCTTCGCTGTTTTCTTCATAGCAATAGAGTCAGCATCAAAATTACCGCCAGATGCTTCAAGTAAATATCCTTTACCTGCATACATCCATACATGACCCTTATACATGATTACATCGCCTAATTCTAAGTCACTATATGGCACATTCTTACATTTCCCAACCTTTTTAAAGTTATATTTTGCCCAAGCATCTGGGTCCATGCCAGTAGAAGAATTAGACTTCTTACATTGTTTCAACATCTTCTCGTCTCCGGCGCCATGTGCATAGGCGGAGAAAATAAATGGATTGCAGCAGTATGTCTTTTCCCATTTACTGCCTTTCTTTGCTTTCTTTGGGCCAGTAATATTTGTACCACAGAAATAACAACCTCCATGGTGTGCGCGCTGACCAGTACCATAGGCGAAGCTATTGTCTCTTGCAATAGAGTTAGCCCAGTTAACTGCTTGCATTTGCTTAGTAACTTTTTTATTTACCTGCTCATAAGTGGTGCTTCCGACAACACCGTCTTCGGTAATGTGGCGAGTATTTTGTAAGAACTTGGTTCTAGCTTCTGTTTTGTCTCCAAAATCTCCATCGACCCTAATATCACCATCTTTGTGGCCTTTTGTCGCCGCATTAAGTTTCTTTTGATATGCCTTTACATCATCACCAGAACTACCTTTCTTTAACGTTCTTGCAGTTGAAGTTGTCGAAGGAGTTGAAGTTGTAGTGGTTGTTGTAGTCGGCGCCAAAGCAGTATTAATAATCCAGTTCATATCAACTTTTCCGCTAATACCTTTTACACTACCAGAGCTAGAATATTGTTGCATATCAATGCCGCTGACTTTATCTTTCTGATATAATGCATACCAATGACTATAACCTTTTAAATCACCTATGTTGTAATGATTCTGTTTGTAGTCATAATTGTAATAGAAGCCCGCTTTATAACCTTCCTGTTCAATTTTTTTACAAAACTTTTTAGTCATAGAAGTAATGGCTGCTTTAGAAAGACTCTTTCCTTTTTTCTTTGCATAGTTCATTGAGTCATATTCCCAATCGAAATATACATATTTAATTTTATCCTTCCATGGTTTGATAATATCAGCACAATATTTTGCTTCGTTCTCTGCCATAGCATCAGTATAAGCATAAGAGAACCAATAAATCATTACCTGTACACCCGCAGCGAGCGCGCCTTTGATATTTTCTTTTGCGCGAGTGTCAATGTTATTCTTTCCGTAACCAGCACGAATAACTGCTGTACCTACACCATCTGCCTTAACTTTCTTCCAATCAATTTTACCTTGATGATCGGATACATCAATGCATTTGATATTCTTTTTCGTAGTTGTTGATGGCGCCGGCGCTGTAGACGGCTTCGTAGTCGTATTCTTCTTCGTATCTTCTTGCTTTAACTTACCTGGTACATAACCAACCCAAATCTGAGGAATCAACCCTTTCATCTGTGTCTCATATGCATACCAACCAGTATGATTACGCCCACCGGAATCTCTTGTGTATAACATATGCTTTCCATTAGAAACCTTATAATCTGTTACGGATACATAATGCCCACCAGTTGTCCAAGTAACACCGCCACGAGAGCCAGCAGCAAATAAGAATACTGCACAATAACCTTTTTTCAAATATTTCCACACGTCAGACATCGCCGCAACATTCTTAACATCCTTTAATCCAAAGTGCTTCATCGCCGCAGGAATACCCGACCATGCAGTTCCATTGTTACGAATGGCATATCCATTCTTCTGCATAAATTTAGCCACATCCCATGGGGTTGTCTTTCCATCTACTGCATAGGCTAACATTGCTACAGCAGTAGGACCGCAGCCAGCTGTCGCCATTGTAGAAGAACCATTATAATTTTTAGAACCCCAACGAGAGTCGGCTTGTTTGTATGTTTTATAACCCATTATTCCTCTTCCTCTTCAATTAATTCTTCATCTTCGTCTTCTTCATCAAAATCTTGAATTTCATCATAGAAATTCTCACCGTCGATTTTGCCTGCCATTTGTTTTTTTTCAAGACGCATCATACCAGTGTATTTTGCAGACGTTTCGTTGTAGTCATTGTTATAATATGTAGTAATTGCGGCTACAACAAAATCAGATGCTATTGTTAGAATTGTCCAAATAAGTGTTAACTTTCCGAAGCCAAGCCCAGTTACTGCCGAGCTTACTACATAAATTGCAGTATTGATAGATATGGCAGCTCGTAAGGCTGTTCTTAGTTTTGTTCCAAAATTCATTTGAATCACCTCTTTAGTTTTATTTTGATATGGTTGATTGAAGGCGAGATTTGGGAAAATCTCGCCATTGTTCATATTGCGTTCTCCTTTTTATGCAGTTACTTTAAGCCATAGAATATTTACATTGCAGTTTTTTGTTCCCGAACTTGACGCATACAATCGTGCATTTAATGTGCATGATCCATTAGTCTCATTAGTTAAATAAAATCCTCTTGAATATGCTCCGCCAGTTTCAATACTTGTTCCGACTATCCCTAACGGAAAGTAACCAGTTTTTGAAACCGATTTTGAATTCGCAACCGCTCCCGCGGAGGACGTAGAAACTGATATACTGACATTTACGACAGAAAATAAACCTGATGAAATAGCTCCTGCCGATAATATCCCCGCGGCATTAACGTTTCCTTCTTGATCTATCGAAAAATAATCGTTCTCTGTTTCATTTTCAGCGTCATACAGACCAAGACGAAATTCGTCGCCATCTTCAAGACCGTAATCCATATAAGGAACGAATTGATCATCAAAAATATAATCAGCTTCCATACGGAAATGAGTATCAGTTAGTTCAACATTTTTGTGATACTGTGATGCTGTTGAAATTGGTTTAGTTCCTTTATCATGAACTATCGAGAAGCCATTTTTATCTACAACCCCTGATACGAAATAATTAAGATTTTCTCCACTTTTCTGTGCTTTTCGACTGTATATAATATTATCAAAACCGGATCCTGATATATGTTGACCAGATATATTTACCGATCCATCATATTGGCCGACATCAATTCCTTCAGCTCCAAGCAATAATGTGCTATAGGACTGGTCAGCAAGGGTTGGACTTCTTAATGTAACACCATTGGAATTAATATACATCCTTCCATTTTGAGCGGAGTCCTTACCAAC